ATCAGACGATGATCTGATATCGGAGACCTCCTACCATGCGGCGCAAGCCGCATGGTGGCGGGCGCACGTGAACCTGCTGCGCCGTCTTCTCGCGGCGCAGCCGGAGGCCGGGTATCCCCGGCACGGTTTTCACCTCGCCGTGCTGCGGCATGGCGAGGATTGGATTGAGCATTTCGAGGGTCGGAAGATCCTCGATCCATGGACCCCGCGCAGCAAGCGCGAGGACATGGAGGAGGCCATCAGCGATTTCGGGCCGGCTGGCCACGTGTTCGGCAGGCATCCGGATCGGCCCGGCCTCTACGGCTGGTGGCCTAGGCTGGACCGCGGCCCGCTCCGGTCCAGCCGCGAGTTTGCGGCCCAGTTCGAGGCCGAGCGCCGCTGCGCGGCGCTGGCCGACATCGAGGCGGAGCTTCCGCCCGATGCCCCAGGCGCGCCCGCCCTTCCGGCGGCGACTCCGGTGGCCGAGACGCCGGAGAAGCGGCTGGCGCGCCTGAAGCGCCAGCTTGGGCCGCTGGCGGCGGTCTATTATGACACACCGCCGGCGCAGCTGCCCGAGGACGTGGTCAACGTCCTCGTTGAAATCGCCGATGCCGCCGGTGGCGACATGGCCAAGGCAATCGCGGCTTGGCATGAGGCGTGTGCTGCGGCAGGGGCGGAGTGATCCTAACCTGCCTTTTACTTCCGGCCGCGTTTACCAGCGCGGCCGATTTTTTTTGCGCTGGCAGGCGCTCATAACGCCAAAGCCCGTGACGCCAAAGCCCGTGACGCCAAAGCCCGTGACGCCAAAGCCCGCGGCGACTCGGGCGGCGGCGGGCCGCGCGGCCCTAGGCTTCGGCGGCTGCGACCCAATAAAGCCCGCGCTTGTCCTCGCCCGCCGAGCTTTCGCTGACAACCCAGGCCACCTTGTTCCGGCGTATGACTTCTTTGACCGCCGTCCGGCAGTTTCTCTCGAACCCCTAGGCATGATCATAGGTGATTGTGGCGGGCTTGTAGCCCGGCGCGAGAACCTCGGCGCGGACGCGCGAAGGGCGCGTGCTGATCGGTTGGAGAAACCGGGTCAGAATGATAAGCGTGTTGCTCATGACTTCTGCTCCTTCACTAAACGACCTTGTGCTGGACGGCGTGGCGCGGGGTTCGGGGCGTCAGTCATGCTTCGCCTCCATCTCCGCAGGCGTTGCGCCTAATCGCGCGTGCTGTCGCGATGCTTTCCAGCATTCTTGTGTTGCCGCGAATGCGGGCAACGTGTTCTGCTGGCCCGTAGCGATCTGTGAGCACCGCTCCCCGTAGGATTGCCTTCGCTTTCATCCCAAGCGAAATGTCGTAGTGGCTCCAAGATGCCTTCGGAGGCTTCTGGTGCCAACGACGCGCCACGCCGATAGCGTCGGCCATTGCGTGCAACTCTTCATCAGAGTCGGCCCACATGTGGCACATGACCATGCGACCGAACCGATGCCGAACGTCATCGACATAGACAGTCATAGGCCGTGGTCCATCAGGTCTACCCACGCCAAAGCGCGTTTGTTGCTCAGGCTTTCGCTCGTGCTCGTCATTTTCTCGGTGTCAGCCTAAGGCGAAGAACACGAACGCCAGAATGGCGGTCATGGAAGCGCAGAAAACCGACGCTTCCAGCAGCGTCTTGAGGTAAAAGCGCCACATGGTCAGCACTCCCCCCACCAAAGGTTAGGCCGTTCGAACGGGACCTTCTCGCCCCGTTGTTTCGCAATCTGTTCCAGTTTCGTTGCGTAAAGCAACAGGATGTCCAGTGGGCAAATGTTGTTCTTGCTCATGCAACAAACGCTGTAGTGCGAGGGACTCAGCCCGATCATGGGGCCAAGCCGGTCCTGCCGGATTCCCAGGTGGCGGCGCAGCGGCTCAACGTATTCATCCGTCAGCCGCCTGCGACGTGCGAACACGGCCGCTTGGTCGAAGTCCGGGGATGCCGTCTTGATCCTCATGGTGCTTCGGCCCCCCGGTGCCACCACGGGGGCGGCGGGTAGCCGCGCGCAATCTCTAGCACCTGCCGCGCCGTTTCCAACATCCACGCTTCTCGGGCTTCCGGCCCTTCGCTCACCGCCGGGCAGCGGGGCGCGAACAGGGCGATCCCGTCAAGCGGCAGGTCCTCGGGTGGCGGGCCAAGGGCGACGATGAAGCCGCCGTTCTCTCGAACCCAATCCGCTTCCACCCGGAAGCGCAGGTCATCAATCACCACGCGAGGGCCGCATTGCGCGGCGCGCGTGGCCAGCGCCGACACCCAACACCGGTCCCCGAAAGCCGCGCGCGCCGCGTTGGCCCAGCAGATCGTCAAATCGCGCGGGCTGACGCCACCGGGCGCGCGGGGGTGCGGCGTGTCCTTGGCCGGGTGGGCGAACGCGCGCTCCACCGTCTCCCCCAGCGTGGCGGCTACGGCCGTCCGGATCGGATCGGCGAACCCCAGGCGCGCGTAGTGCGGCCTGCATCGTGTCGTGAGCATCCAGGCGAGGCTTGTCTTGCCCGCGCCGTTGCTGCCAGTCAGTCCAATAAGCGGCATGATCATTCTGCTCCCCATTGAGACGCCATCGCAGCCGCCACACCCTCGAACATGCGGCTGCGCTTCTTCCACCGGTCTGCGCTTGGCGGCATTTTGTGAATTAGCGCCTTGCGGTTTTCCGGCGGAATAATGAATGTCGGCCTCAGGGGCGGCAGCCCCTTCAGCCAAAGGCACGTCGCCTTGGTCACGCCGTGCCCAAACTGCCACGGCTGGATGATCTGGTCGGGCTTGCGAATGGCGGTTCCGATTTTGCCGATGGGGTTCTCCAAGGCAATGCGGGGGCAGTCCAACCCCAGCAGGAACCGGACAAACTCAAGGGCTTGGCGTTGACCTTCCTGTTTCTCGGGCGACCCCCACCACCTCGCCCCGCTTGATGCCAAATGTGTGCATGGCGGGAACGCTATGATGATATCCCAAGTTTGCGGTGCGCCCCACTCGGTTGCCAGCAGGGCCTTCACGTCTCCCTTGATGTGCTGCGGGTTCTCTTGATGATCCTCCGCTTCCAGCAGATCGCAGGACCAAGCGTCGTGGCCCAGCGCCTTGAAGGCGCGTCGTGTCACCCCGGAAAACTCGCATGCCAGAAGAACGCGCATCCTGTCACCCGTTCAGCAGTGTTTCAATGTCTTGGCTGCGCATCCCGAGTGCCTGCGCGATGCGATCTCGGGTTTCGTCATCCGCGCTCGCAAGGCGGCGGCGGAGTAGCTCGGCCAGCGCCGGGCCGATCAGGTCCGGCCGGGCCACGGCGATCTCGGCGTTGTCGCTGCGCAACTCGACAGTAGTTTCATCCACCGGCGCACCGTTGGGCGCGACGCCAACACGCCGCCCGATCCGAACCTCGGGATCGGACTTGGGCGCGACCGTCGGCAGGTCCGCCCCGCCGTCAACCCCGTCAACGTGCGGCGGGGCTTGGTCAACCCGGCCGCCCGCGTGCAAGACGTGTTCGCTCATAAGCATCTCCGCGCCGATCTTCACGGTCTGCGCGATGTCAAGCGCGGCGCGGGGGGCGATCTTGCCCACCAGCGCCCAGTGAATCAGCCGATCCACGGCGCGGCGGTAGGCGCGGATTGAGTCATACCGTGCGAACCGCTTGATCTCGGCCATTTCGGCGCTAGTAGTCGGTATGCCGGTCGCGGCGGCCACCAACTCCCCCGCGCCGACTACCAGCGGCCCTCGGAAAGCCCCGGCTTGCGGGTCCGCCGCGCGCGTCAACTTGGACCGGATGGCCTCTTGCATCTCGGGGGGCACGTCCTCAAGCGCACGCTCGGGCGGCGTCGGCCGGGGTTCAGGCGTTGGCTTCTTCGTCATGGCGTAGTATCATCTCCGGTTGCAGGAAAACCCGTTGTGTGTCAGCCGCGAACATCACCGCGCCGGGCGGCCACCGGCCCAACAGCGCCCGCAGTGCCCGCAAGATATCCGCCCGTTTCGGCGGGGTCTTGGTCGGCATGGGCATGCACGATAGCACTAGTTGATGTAGCGAGGCAAGCGATATCTCGGGAGCGGTGCCGTTGCGCAGCGCGCTAGCCGCCACCTGTTGCACCGCCTCGCGCACCGCCGTCACCGTTGCCGTCACCGGGGCGGCGGTTTCGCCCGCGCCCTCGCCTGCCAGCGCCTCCCACACGGGAACCAGGGTGTCGCCGTCCGCGTCAATGGCAACCGGGCAGCCGCACCCGACGGTGAGCTTCTGCCCGCTCGGGCCGCTGCGCTGTTCCGAGACGCGCATGATGCTGACGCCTTTCCGGCCCTCGGGGTCGGGCGAGACTTCAATCGCCGCGCTGGCCGCCGCGAGTAGCGCGTTGCTGCCCCGGATGCCGCGCTCGGCGTCTTTGCCCGTGTGCGCCACGACGATCACGGTGCAGCCCAGGGTTTCCCCGAGACGCTCCAACACCTCGGCCGCGCGGCCTTGATCCAACGTGTTGTTTTCTTCCGCGCCGTTCATGACCATCAGCCGCGCGTAGGTATCCACGATTACGGCCGCCGGGCGAATGCCTTCTTGTTCCAACAGGCGCGGCAGGTCGCGGGTAATCGTCTCGAACCCGGCGGCTTCCCGACCAAGCCAAACGATCCGCTCGCGCGTGGCGGCTTCCGTGCCGTCATAGCGGACGGCCAGCGCATGCAATCGGGGGCCGAGGGTTTCAGGCGCTTCCAATGCCAGCAACAGAACCGGCCGGTCCCGGAAGTCCGGGTTCATTTCCAAGCCGTTGTCGCCAAGCCAACGCTCCCGGCCGGTGGCGATGGCGTGCGCGAGGTCCAACGCCACGAATGTCTTGCCGCTCTTGGGCGGGCCGTAGATCACCGTCAGCCCGCGCGCGGGCAGCCAATCCCGGATCAACCACTCGGGCGGCGGCGCGTCCATCAGTTCCCCAGCGCGCCGCAGTCGCAGCCCCGCGCGCGGCTTGGGCGGCGGCGTGGGGCTGGCCGCCTCCGCCTGCGCCAGCGTCTCGAATGCCACCTCGGGCGGCGGAGGCGGCGGCTCCCACTTCCCACCGGACCCCGGGGGGTTCTTGCCGTAGCGGTAGGCGTTGCGCACCGCCTTGACCAACGCGGAGTCCTCGCGCGGATAGTCGCAGCTCATGTTCCAGAGCCGCAACAGGTTCAACGCGGTGTCCTCATCCGCTCCTAGGTCGCGCAGCTTGCACGCGAGGGTGAACCGCAACGTGTCCTCACCTTGCGGCGCGTTGTGTTCATAAGGCGCTAAAACTACGCTGTATAGTTTATCAGCCTCCGGAGTATTCACCTCGCCCGCCGCCGGAGTTGGCGGCTCGGGATTGCTCAGTGAACAGTCAGGACCCCGGCGGCCCAAGGAAAAGACGTTACTGCGATTTCCTTGGGTTTGGTGATTGCCTTGTATTTACCGCCGCGAGAGCCGGGGCCGATGACGTAACCCCCGAACGCCTTGATATCCACCGGCACATCCGCGCCGAACGGCCGCCCGCTGCGCGGCTCGAACTCCAAATCGGCGACGTTGAAATACCAGTGCTGCCCGCCGCTCGGGGTCTGAACGCGCAAGGTGTTGACGCTATCCGCCAGCAGCGCGGGGAACCCGGCCACGACACGATAGGCCGTGTCAAGCCCGCCGTCTTCATCCGTGTCCAAGTCTACCACCATGGCGTGCGGCGGGATGGCAACGCCGTAGCCGTCGGCGTGAAGCCATCCCTCTTGCGCCGCAACCTCGGCCGGGTTACGCGCGGCAATGTCCTGCCACGACACGCCTCGAACGGCAGGCACCTTCCCGCACGTCGGGAACACCGGCCAGCCGAACTTTTCGACGAACTGCGCTGCGAGTTTCTGCGGCGAAAACCGCGACGCGGGCGAGACTGCGGGAACCTCAGTCATTCGTCGGCTTCCTTGGCTCGGGCGGCGGCCTGGGCCGCCCATTCTTCCACGATCTTCCGGCCGATCTCACGCGGCATAGGTTCCAGGCGGGAGTGTGGCTTGCGCCGATCCGGCGGCATCAGCCGGTTATACTTGCGGAACTCCAACAGCATCCAGATATCCACCGCTTGGATAAAACGGTCGCGGTTCCTGACCGGCTTGGTGATCGTGTAGAACGGCAACCCCAGCCAATCCCGCCAAGCGGTATAGATGGAATCGTAACTGACGCTCAGCGCCTTCGCCGCCGCCGAAACCTGCATGTAGCGCGGAAACCGCTGCTTGATCTCTTCATCCGTCAGCGGCGCTTGCTGCGTGGCGTAAGCGAACTTACCACCACGCGACCAAGGAATGCCACCACGCTTGCGACGCGGCTTCTGTTCGGTTTCGCTCATCGTTTGGACCCCTTGCTTTCAACTCGGACCAGCCAATGCGACGTGACCCCGTAGGTGGGGTGAACGAAGAAAAGCGCCTGCCCCGCCGGTTCGGGCCTCGCGCGCAGCACCCCTAGGGTATATTCGTCCGGCCCCTTGAGGCTCCCGTTCACCACCACTCCAGGCAGCATCATATGCTGATGCCAGTGCCCCAGCAAGAGGGTATCGAATGGCGTCCGGCGGGCCTCGCAGAAAGCGGCCATCTTCGCCCGCCCGCGCATGATCGGGCCGACACTGCCGATGATCCCGTCGCCGCCCCGCACCCCCAGGTCGTGCCCGTGCATCGCCAGAAACCGGACGTTATGCACGTCGAAGAACGCCATGTTGTCGCCGGGCGTGAAAATGGTCACGCGCTTGTCGCCAGCCAAGTCGCGCTCAAGCAGCGTGTAGATCAGCCAATCCAGGTTGCGCCAGAGCATATGCTTGGCCGTCGGCTTCCGGTCTGTCCGGCCGTGATTGCCGCTCACGCAGGGGCAGATCACCCGGCCGTATTGATCGGTGAGACTGCGAATCACGGACAGCAGGATATCCCGCGCCGCCAAGACGCTTGGCAGCGGGTCAATGTCATTTGTTCTCGCCAACTCATCGTGGATTTCCCCCGAGACAAAATCGCCCAACAGCGGCAAAACGATCTGCTTCGGCTTCCCGCGCTCCCCGACCGCCTTCCATTGCAGGTTGATAACATGAATGGCGTTGACGATCAGGTTGCTCGCGCGCGTGAACACAACCTGCGAGTTGTAGCGGTTGCCACCGGCGCTGCTAGGATGCACGGTTTCGCCGACGTGCCAGTCGCTCAGCATCAGCACTGGCACACCGGGCGCACCGTCATCCGGGCCGGGGGCCTTCGGCCGGACGGCCGCGATCACGCGCGGCGGCGCAGCGGCCAGCCCGAAAATCTTCTTGCGGATTTCGGCTTGCGTAGTCTGCCCCTGTTCCGCGCGCTTCAACGCGCGTTCCAGTAGCTGAACCCGCGCCCGAAGCTGTTTGGTTTCTTTGTTCACTTGTTCTTCTCCCACATGCGCCGCGCGTAGTCGGCCAACAGCAGCGCCTCCGCTCGGTTGTGATCACTCGCCCGCGTGAGTCGGTGTTTCATCGCAGGGAACATCATCTCGGCCATCTCTTTCGCCTTCGCTTTGTCGGCCGGAACGCGCATGACGCGCTTCCACTCGGCGGAGCGAGGGCGAACGATCCGAACATCACAGAGCATAAGCAACCCGGCCAGCGCCATGCCTTCGCTCATCCCGAGAGAATGACACACACTCCGGGGGGTCTGCGGCATAGCCTGCGTGCGCTCGATTGCGGCGCTAAGGAACGGCTCCCGCCACTCGCGCAACATCTCGACGAACCCGTGGGCGTCCACCTCGCCGCCCAGGCGGGGGATATCATCCACCCAATGCGCTTCGCCAAGATCGTTGATGACCGCAACAGCGCCGGTCTTGCCGGGGTCAACCCCGATGAAAAGACAACGCTCGTGCCTCATTTGCCGTATCTCCTTTCGCATTCCGCTTCCGCATCCAACGGCAGCCCACCCGCCCACGCGGGCGGCGTCCGCATCAGGTCTAGCAGGGTCTTGACAGCAGCAACCCCGCTATTTTCGGGAACTTCACATACGATTTCGTCATGGACGGTAAGCACGACTGGCATGCCGTTTGCTTCCGCCGCCAGCATGGCGTCGGCCATAACGTCCCTCGCCGTGGCCTGCGTAATGCGCTCCAACAGCGCTCCGCCGTAAAGCCGTTGAAAAGCCCCCCGTTCCGCGCTGCTAGCCACCGCCCGGCCAGCGATCAGGTTCTGCTCCTCGTGGTTCCATTCCACCCCGTGCCAACTCAGCACCCGGCCGCTTGGCAGCCGGACCCGCATCGTGCTCCCGTCGCACCGGAACGCCACCCGCCCGGCCAGAGCTTCCACGGGCCGCCCCATGGAACTGTAGGCGCGCGCCGCCGCTTGCTCTAGCTCGCACCACGCCGCCACGACGCGCGGCCACGCTTTGCGATACGCTCCTACATAGTGTTCAGCCGTCAGGTCATCGACGGTGCCGCCCCCGAGAGCTTCAATGGTCCCTTGCAGCTTGCGATAGCCCATGCCGTAGCCGCAACCGAGGACCAAAGTTTTGCCTACGAAACGTTCTTCCTTGTCGGCCTTGGTGATGGGCCTGTTGAACACCCGGCTCGCCATCTCGCAGTAGATATCCGCTTTCTCCCGGTAGAGTTGCAGCGCCTTTTCCTCGCCAGCGAGCCAAAAGACCAACCGGGCTTCGATTGCGCTCAGGTCCGCGCGGACCAACACCTTGCCCGGCGCGGCCCACAGCAGCCGCCGGAGCGACGATTTAGCTACGCTTAGCAGATCGCTGCCATAGACGGCCTTGATGCCTTCGCGCGGGAGCCGCTGGAAGTCCTCCGGGTCTACGTCCATCTCGGGGCGCGGGAGGTTCTGCGGCTGAACCAGCCGCCCGGCCCAGCGGCCGGTAGCCACCGCCCCGTAGTATTGCAGCAGCCCCCGCATGCGACCGTCCGGGCCGACACAGGACAGCATCGCGTCAATCTTCTTGACCGCCGATCCCGCCGCGTCGGCGCGCAACCCCAACACCCGGAGGGCTGTTTTGCGCGCCGTCTTTGGCGGGGACTTCAGCACCTTCGCCACCGTCTCGGCCCGGAGGTCCGGAAGGTCCGGCATCCCATGGCCGCGCAGCCACGCCAGCATCTTAACGACTTCGCTGATGCTGTTGACCACGCCGCCGGTGATCTCCGTCAACGCGGCTCGGGCCTCGGCCGCCTCGGCTTCCACCATTCGCTTGATCGCCTCGGCCGACGCCACGTCGAGGCCGATGCCGCGCGCATTGATCTCCGCATCCAAGCGGTATATACGTTGTTCCCGCTCGGGCAGCGGCGGGAGTTTCCGATGCAGCTCGGCCTCCGCCTTCGCGTCTTGCAGCGCATAGGCCGTCATCCCCGGCGGCGGCTCGGCGGAACCCGTCCGCTCGTAATGCCGCCGCGCCGCTTGGATCAGCCGCTTGCCCGCCGGGTCTTTCTGTGCCTCAAGCCCCATGGCCTCCGCCACGTCGGCCAGTGCCAGCGGGTAGCCCGCGCAGGCCGCCCGCGCCATGGTGCATGAGATGCGCCCCGGCGACAGGTCGGGCAGGTCCGGCAGGTCGCGCCGTAACGCATACTGCCAGATGGCGAACTCGAAGGTGGCGTTGTGCGCCACAAGCCGCCCCTCGCGCGCGGCCGTAATGACAAGCCTCGGGAACGGCTCGCCGGGCTGCCACACACCGCTTGCGGAACCGCCCGCCACACACCACGCCATGCACAGAACCCGCGTGGTCTTGTCCTGCGCGTAGGCGAATGCGCCGGTCTTAGCGAGGTCCGCCTTGGAAACTGTTTCGAAGTCGATGACTACCTCGGAAGGCGTCACGCTCTTGCTCCCGATGGATGGTGAAAGGCGGGGGGCCGGGTTGCCCCGGCCCCCAGGTAGGCGTCAGAAGGGAACGTCGCCGCCGTCGTCCTGGATCAGATCGCCGAACAGCGCCTTTGCGCTGACGTTCCGGAACACGGCCGGAGTGCCGGGGTCCACCACCAGCACCGCCTGAAGCCGCAGGGCGAGCATCTTCTTCCGGGCCAGCGCGGAGTCGTAGATGAACGGCCGCACCAGCGCGCGAATGATGCTCCCGGAATACGCGCCGCCCGACTGGATCGGCCTGCCCCGGCTGTCGAAAACAGGCGGCTGAAACTTGGTTTTCGCCTTGAACACCAGATGCGTCGGGTCAATCCCCTGATACTTGTCGCCGACTGCCGGGAAGGACTCGGTAATCAGCTTAGCCATCACCCGCGCATCCACGCCAGCGATATTCGCGAACACGGAAGTGAACTTCTCGAACTCATCCGTGTCGGGGTCAACGGCGAACTGGACCCCGTACTTGTTGTCCCCGACCACCCTGCCATCCTTGAGGGTGCGCGGTTGGTCCGGCTCCCACAGATGTTCATAGATGATCACACCGCGCGGCGTGGGGACGTTGGCGTTCTTACCGTCACTCATGGTCCTGTTGCTCCTTTGGGTTTTGCTGCGGTTGTCAGTCTGCGGCGAGATAGAGGTGCGAGGGCTTGCGCTGCGCCAGCTTCCCGACGGCCTCCTTCACTCCCGCCGCGTCGCCGAACCTATCGAGCACCTGCGTCGGCGTCAAGAGGGAAAGCGACGTAAAATCGCTCTCCGGGATGAAGGCGGAAAGCTCGGAGATAACCTCCGCGTCGCTTGCCGTCCAAGCGAGCGCCCCGGCGCGGCTCTTGGTCCGCAGTCCGGACATTTCCACCCCGGACTGGATCATGCGAAGGCCGACGCGCTCGGCCGCCGCGATCCAATCCGAAACGCGCTTCTTGAGGCGCACCGCCCGCGCGATCATCTCGGCGTCGGCTTGCTCGGGGGACAGTGTTTCACTCATGTTCGCAATCTCCTCGAACTCAGCGCGGCGGGCCGGACAGGCCAGAAGCGCCGGGCAGTATTGGCAATGATCCCCAGTCACCGGCGGGTCTTTCTCGGCCCGTTCCAGCCGCCGGACAACCTCCCGCAGAAACGCGGCGACGAAGGCCGCGTCCTCTTCCACCTCATCCCACCCGTCGGCCGAAGCCTCATGGTGGCGCGGCTGGCAGATCGCAAGCCGCACCGTGTGAATCGGGTAGTTGTGCAAGCGGTTGCGGATCAGCCCGGCGGCGTAAAGAAGCAACTGCTGATTGCTCTCGGCCGACACCAGATAGCCCGCGCCGTGCTTGTAATCCACGACGTGAAGCACTGTGCCGTCATCCGTGAGCGCCCAGAAGTCAACGGTCCCCCAGATGCTCGGCTCCTCCAAAATGACCGCCCGGGTTTCGACCCCCCAGGTAAGCGCCCGCCCCGCCAAGTCGCGCAGCCGCCCCGCCGCCTTGCAGATGGCGCTACGGCTGTCATCATTGGCGATCAGGTCGAACCCCTCGGCCGCGTCCTCCCGCAGTGCGCGGGCGGCGGCGAAGGCGGCCTCGTAGGTGGCGTCCGGCTGCTGGATCATCTGTTCCAGCACCGCCATGGCGGCGGTCCCGGAGAGCGCGTAGGGCGACGTGCTCTCGTTTTCGATCCCCCGCTGCCGCGCGGCTTCCGTCAGCCGGATGGAAGCCGGGCAGGAAAGCCACCGCTTCGCGGCGCTCGGGCTGTAGACTGAATGCGCCTTGGTCATGCCACCTCAACTCCCATCACCTGCGCAAGCTCGGGAAGCAGAGCCTCCGGCGCGCTTTGCAGCCCGCGTGCCCCGCGCTCATGCAGGAACGATTGCATGACCGGGATCAGGTGCGGGTTGGCGACAATAGCCGCCTTGAGCTTGACCCGCAGATCGGCCGCCGGGGCAGGTGCCGGGGCAGGTGCCGGGGCAGGTGCCGGGGCAGGTGCCGGGGCAGGTGCCGGGGCAGGTGCCGGGGCAGGTGCCGGGGCGGGTGCCGGGGCGGGTGCCGGGGCCGCCGCGTGGCCTACCAGGACCTCTTTGGTCAGCCGCCGCACAAGCATCGCCTGTGCCTCGGCAATGACCTCCTCGGGGGTCTGCCCCTCCGGAACGGGACCGGCCACCTCGGCCGTCCCTTCCACGTGCTGGTAGTCTCCGAGATTGTAGCGCCGCGTAACACTGGCGCGAAACGTCATGATGTTGCTCATGGTGCTCGGGCCTCCTTTCCGCCCGCGTGCAAGGTTCTATCGAAGGAACCCGGCGCTGTCAAGCGCGCAATGCGCCACCCGCGCCTTTTCCACCGCCCGGCGGATGATGCGGGCGGAGATGCTCCCTTCGGCCACCAGGAACCGGGCCAGCACCGGGTTCGCCTGCCCCACCCGGTGCAAGCGGTCAATCGCCTGTTCGTTCTCGGCCGGGACCCAAGAAGGCTCCAAGATAACCAGGGAGCACGCCGCGCGCTGCAAGCCATCAATGCCGGTCCCGGCGGCTTGAATGTTCCCGATGAACAGGCGGCACTCCGGGTTTTCCACGAAAGCCTTGACGGCCGCCTCGCGCTGCGACGCGCTATGCTGGCCGATGACGATCTCGGGCTTGTGGTGCGCGAACAGGTCCGCCAGCTTCGCCACCACGTCCAAATGCCAACAGAACACCACTATCTTGCCGTCGGATTCGATCATGTCCTCAATCACGTCCCGCGCGGCCTCGGCCATCTCAAGGCCCATCTCGCGCCGGATGGAAGCAACGGCCGCTTGCTGTTCAAAGGTGAGCGTGTCGAGATGGTCAACATCTATGTCCAACAGCCGCTCCCGCTGAACCAGGACCTCAAGCTGACGGCTGCCCACATCCAGCACGTCGTAGATTTTCGCGGGCATCTGCGGCGCGGCGGCGGTCTTGTCCCGCCGGACCATGAAGCCGCAACGCAGCCGGGCCTGCAACTCTTCCAGCCGCGACACGCTCTCGGACCGAGCGAAGGCGACCGTGCCGTCCTGTTTTGTGACCTGAACGATCTCATACTTGTTGAACGCTTCCTTGAACGCATCGAATGACATGAAGTCAATGCTCTCCCAGTCTAGCGCGCGGGCCAGCCCGTAGATTTCCAGCGGCCGGTTAGGGAGCGGCGTGCCGGTCAAGGCCACCACCCGGCGAGCGCGGCCCAGGATGCCCGGGTGCCGCCCGGCCGCCCACGACCCGAGAATGTGCTTGGTCCGGGCGGACGAATGATTGCGGAGGTAGTGCGCCTCATCCAGGATCACCACGTCCCATTCCGCCGCCCCGAGCGCCGCGCAGATCGCGGGCAGCTTGGCGCGGTCGTAAGAGACGATCACCGTCCGCGCGGTCGGGTGAATGTGCGGCCCACTGACGATTGCCACGCCATTCGTGGCGCACACGCGCAGCGGCCGAAGCCACCGCATGGCAGCATTCCGCCACTGCCGGGTAATCGCGGCCGGGCATACCACCAGGATGCGCTGCGCCTCGGTTGCGTTGCACAGGGCTAATGCCTGAACCGTTTTCCCGAGGCCCATCGGATCGGCGATCAGCGCGTGCGGGCGGCGCAGCGCATACCGCACCCCGGCCGCCTGGAACGGCATCAGGTGCTCCCCGTCCGGCAGCCATAGCGGATCGCCGGGGTCGTTCAGCGCGAAGGAAGCGCGGTATTCCGCAAGCAACGGTTCAAGTCGCAGCGTGGCGCTTTCGTCGGCAAAATCCGCCCAAGGCAGCGCGGCGAACGGCAGATACCCAGGCTTGCCGTGCGCCGCCGTGATCCATTCCAGCCCGCCGCGCCGCACGGACAGCCAACAGCGCGCCAAGCTCGGCAGGTCCTGCCGCTTGGCGGCTTCGGGGCTTAGCGTGAGACGGAAAGCGGCTTGGTCGGCATCAAACGTCAGGCTTGCCAGCGGCACAATCGGGCATCCTTCGGCTATGTAGCGTCAGGACCCCGATAGCATATTTTTGAGGTGAGACGCAAGCAACGAAACCCCAGCCGCCACCGCCGCCGCGGCCCCCAAGAGATAGTGGCGGGTGCCTTCCAAGACGCGCAGGCGCTGTTCGTGATCGGAGGCCATGGGCGCAAGCCGATCCTCGATTGACTTCACGCGAGCGTGAATGTCAACCAAAAGCTCTACCTGCTTTTGCTCATCCATCTTTCCGCCTCGCTTCACTCACATCGCCGCCGCCTCGCGGAAAGCCTTGTCAAGCGCCGCGTCCAGCGTCACGCCTCTCAGTTTGAGAAGTGCGCCAGAAAGCTGCTGTAACAGGGGGTGGCCGCGCTCATACTGCGTTGCATCCTGCCATTCGATGCGAGCTTCCGTGCGCTGCGGCTCGGGCAGCGCATCAATCAGCGCTTCAACCTGAGCGAGCGTGAAGCCGTTGCGCACAAGCCAAAGGCGAAGCTGTCGGCGCGTGATGGCAGCGGGCGGCGGCGGAGGCGGGAGAGGCTCCGGCCGCCACGCAGCATCTTCCGTAACCTTGCCCGTGCGCACGTCAACGATTTTCCTCATCGCAGCCACTCCACATGACACTGCCCTGTCATCGTGCCGCCCGCTACAAACACACGAACACGATCCAAAACTAAGTCTGTGTTTAGATACCCAGCCCCAAGCATAGTGCCGGGCGAGTTATAACCACCTATTGATGTGAACTGCCACCTGTTGAAAAGGCGCTGTCTCTTTATTTCAAAAATAGCAAAAAACGTAGCACTAATCTCTTGCCCCGCTGTAGAGAAATGGGTTGTTGATGATATCGTTGAAACTCCCGTTGCTATGTTTGACGCATAAGAGCTGTAGCCACTTGTAACAAAACCACCTGTATCTCCGATTTGCACACGAAGCGAGTGACTTGTTGTTGCCATATTGACGATATGCACAATAACAAGATTAGCCCAAGAAGGAATCCCGGTAAAATCGACGGCAGTAACGGCGGTTACCGTTGCAGTGCTGGAATACGCTCGGTCTACATATTGCTTTGTCACGGCATGCATTGCCGCTGTCGGGTCGGCGTGAAGCGTCAAAAAGCCGGTCATCGTGTCGCCAGCTTTGGCAACCCGAGTGCCGACTTCCGTATCTACATACCCCTTCGTTGCCGCATGCATTGCGGCCGTCGGCGCGCCCGAAAGCGTAAGCGGCCCCGTCATCGCGTCGCCAGCCTTCGCGACGCGGGCGCCAACCTCCGTATCGACATACTGCTTCGTCGCCGCGTGGTTCGTAGCCGTCGGCGCTCCCGGCAGCGTAAGCGGCCCGGTCATCGTGTCGCCAGCTTTGGCAACCGCGCCGATATCGGCCAACCCCGCTGCCGCTGTAGACTGAAACAGAAATGAATCGGCCCAAGCCGGAAAAGTCGTAACCGCGCCTACATCGACTAGACTTTTAGCCTCCGGGTCGCCGGTCGCGGCGTTGAAGTAAAGCACACGGCCCTTACGGTTTTCCACCGCCGGGAGCACGTTGCTTGAAAAGCCCGCGTCGCTCAGCGGCAGAATGATCGAACGATTCTGAACAACATCATTGATTTGCTGCAAGCCTTTTACGACCTCATCGAATCGCTTTTCAGTCACAACCGCCGGGAAAGGTGCGTTGGTCTTGTAGACATCCGGCTGTAACAGATCGACCACCCGAAACAGAATGACACGTCGGCCGTTAGGCGGGGCGGCGGTGAACGTCACCCCGCCGCCCCCGAAGGTGTAGTCCGTCCCCAAGGTTTGCAGCGTGAGCACGCCGGTCGTGGGGTTGAACAGGTAGACTTTCAGGTTGGCGGAGGTCGCGCCGTCAATGGGGGCGTAGGAAAAGAACGTCGCCACACCGTTAGCGGTATGGACAACCCGCGCGACATCCGAAGAAACCGCCATTTTTCCTTACTCCCTCAAAGCCTGCAAAGCCCGTGCGCCAGTCGTGTTCTGCCGTCCCCCGAGGCTGGCCTCTATCATATCAACCGGGTGGCGCAAAAACAAGTTGGAACTCAGGATCGGCATCAGCCGCCTAACCGCCGTGATCTGCCGCTCGGCGACGTTATCGTAGGGACTGATAGCGTTGTATGGCAGCCACATGGCATCGTTGAACAGCCGGAGCGTCCGGGCGGAAGGCCCAATCAGCCCCTCAAGCCGCTGCCTTTCCTGCCAACGCGTGTAGTCCTCTCCGGTCAGCAGCCGCTTGACACCGCGCGCGCCGGTCAGCGCGGAGAAAGTCGCGTCCATCTCTGTCAGCCCGGAGACTAGGCCGCTCATGTCCAAGGAATCCAAAACCCACCCGGCCGCGTTGCGTTCCTTCACCTCGCCCTTGCTGTTCAGGTCGCGCAGCACGGTAGCCATCGCCCCGGAAGCAAGGGCGGTCATTCCGATAACGAACTGCTTTCCGGCGGGTATCTGCAAGAACGGGATCATCAGTTGAGGAACGGATGCGACAACGAACCGCTTGAACTGCAAAAGCAACCCGGCAAATGCGTTCTGCGTCCACATCGGGCTATCAAGCGTGCCCGGCTGGATCAGCGCCTGCTGGCCGCCGGTGTGCAACAGCAGCCGGTAAGCCTCGAAAGCTTCCCGGTCCCGGCTGAACCAAGCTTCCATGTTAGAATCGAAAAGCGGGCTTCCGTAGTCCCTCGCGCCGGGGATCACGTTCTTATACTCTTCGATCTGCCGCCCGATCCGCTCCAACATGTCCGCGCCGACGCCCGCCTTGGAGGTGATCACCCGGAACTCATAGCTCGGTTGCCGCCCAGCGCGCAGGTCCTCTAGGCCCCGGATCAGCAGGTCATCCGTGACGCGCACACCGGCGGTTCGGAGCCAATCGTTCCAAAGCGGCATCAGGGTCAACCTGGAAGCCACGTTCCCGACGGCCGTCACGCCTCGGGACACCGGCCCCTGATGTTCCGGCGGCGCGATTTCGTAGAGCGCCCGCTCGCGGCCGAGGTTGGCCCACTCCATCGCCGTCGCAAGACGGGCGAGGTTTTCGCGGGGTATCTTCCGGAACGTGCCGGTCACTCCCGCCGCGAATGACTTGATGCTATGCCGGACGAACGGCATCAGCCCATACGCCATCACGGCGCGCGTCGTGTCGCCGATCTGCGCGAACAGGCCGGAACCCATGTAGAGCGTGTAGTTATAGGTGGATAGCGTTCTGAACGCCTCCCGCGTCTTGCGTTCCACGTTGTTCTTCGCCTGATTCCGGACGCCTCGCGCCTCGGCCATCAGGTCCCGAATGAGCGCGGTTTCCGCTTCGAACCTCCGACGAAGCTCTTCCCGCGCCTTGGGGTCTTGCGTGTTTTCCAGAAGCCGCATGTAGTCATCGTTCAGCCGGGCGATTATATCTTCTGACTTGACGGATCCAAACTTCTCCATCGCCGCAACTTCGCGGCTGATGATGGAAGTATAGGCTTCCACGTTCTCAACAAAACTCTGCTTGAAATATGGCTCGAATACCTGCGGGTTCAGGTCAACCTCACGCGCTTTCAAACTGGAACGAAGACCGTATTCCATTTGCAAGTGCGGGTCAGTCCCGGCCAGCAGCTTGGCGGTTATCTCCCGCGCGCGCTCTCGGATCAGGTCGGGGCGGCCCGCCAGCCCCGGCTCTTCGCCGTCGCCGTAGGCCAAAAGCCGATCACGCTCGTAAGACGGTGGCCGCGTCGGGCGGCCCGTGAGAGCCTCCGGCAGGGTCTTGCCGGTGAGCGCCTTTATCCTGTCGCCATTCGACGCCGCGAAGATCATGTAGTCGGTTTGGGCACGCGAAAGCCTAGCCTGTGCTTCCCGGTATCCGGCGATCAGAGCGCGGTCAACGTCAGTGACGGTTCCAGGCCGTTGCTTGCTCTCCCGGCCCGCCATTTCGTCGAGCCATTCCTGAATATCCCACCGGCCCCCGAGGCGAGCGTGTGCCCTTATCTCTTCCTCGGCCTTGCTCATATTCCGCCGCGCTTCAAAGACACGGCCGGAAAACTTCCGGAGCGACGTGCGGAGATTGGCAGACTCTTCCCCGCGAACCGACGCAAGCGCGTCAAGGGTTTCACGGAACACAGACCTTGAGTTTTCGCTCGCCCGGACGGCCGCATCGTGCGCATCCACCCGCGCCTTCGCGGCCTCGGCTGCGTCGCCGATCTGTGTAACAAGCAGGTCCTCAAACTCTGTCGGCCTCTCGGCGATCTTGTGAACGTCAAGCTGTTTCGGGAAATACTCGGCATCCAGGTCGCGGAGGGGGTTGCTCTTCGCGTCCTTTCCGTAAGTATCCCAAAGCCCCGACTGCCGGATGCGTTCAAGGAAAGGCCTTGAAATCTTGCTCTGCCACTCGGCGAACGCACGATCCAAAAGCCGGACCAACTCCGGGTTCTGAACCGGCGGGAAGGAAAACCGGTGCGGCTCTTGCCGAAACCGCGCCCACGTTGCGGCAAGCTCATCAAAACTCTTCTGTTCCGGCACAAGCCCCGTCTGAACGGCCTCGGAAGATATCTGGCGGAAGTCGTCAACGAACCTATGAAACTGCGACATCAGCAGCGCACGACGGGCTTCAAAGTTTCCGCGCTCAGTGACGGCCAGCCCGGCCGCCATCTCATCCCGAGCCGCCGCGATGAACTCATCCTCGGTCAGAGTCAGCCCCCGCCGCTGCGCCTCGGCGTAGGCTTTCCTCAAGTCAGTGTCGGAAACCTGCCGCATCAGGGAGGCCGTCAGAATGCCCGGGTCACCGTAGGAATAGACGAACTCCCGCGCCGCCCGGAAGGGCGACGTAGCCAATTCCAAACCGGGATAACGGAAAGCCCCGAACCGCGTCGCAAGCCGGGAGAGCGCGCGGCCGATTGGCCCCAGGTCCGGCTCGAGCAACGCCTCGCGCAGCAAGTCGCGGACGATCCTGTTGTCATCCACCACCCGCGCCGCGCCAACCGACCCGCCCTCCGGGGTATCCCCCGGCCGTCCGGGGGCAGTCTCGTTCAGCGCCCGGTTCATGGCCGCTCGCGCCTCATGCGAAGCGGCGGCGGCGGTTTCCTCGGGGATACCCTCGCGCACCATGGCGCGAACGGCCGGGTCAACATCCGGGGTCCGCTCACTCGGCATGAGCACCGCCGTCCGCCGCCGCATCAGCGCGCCCAGGCCGACCCCTGCCGCGCCGAAAGCCGACCCAAGCGCGGTGCCGAAAGCCAAATCTACCAGGGTGTCGGATAGCCCCCGGAAGGGGTCAATGGCGCGGCTGAACGGCTCCATGACAGCGGCGGAGGCAAGGCCCACCGCCGCGCCCTCAGCAACCCCGCGCGCCAAGGCTGCCCCTCGGACAGCCATCCCGATGCGCGCGGCCCACCCGAGAGGCACAAGATTGATCGGGTCCGCAACCCCAGCAAGAAACCCCGAAACCAGGGGGTGCAAGGGACCCGCGCCGATGGTCCGCTCAAGGTCCATCAGCTCAGCGCGCCGTTGCCGGAGATACGCAAGCTCTTCGCTTGACCGCGCTTGCGAAAGAACGCGCGCCACGTCAGGCTGTTCCAATTCCTCGCCGGTCAGCAACCCGACTGGATCGAAACCTTCCTCCCGCGCGAAGTCCTGGCCCGAGTCGCGCAAAAAAGCCATCACGCCAGCGATTGAGGACCCGGCGCTGAAAGACGTGCCCAACTGTTCAAAAAACCCGACGTTCCGGCGCGCGGCGGCATCTTCAACAAGAAACCGCGCATCCTCCGGCAGGGCCAGATTGAAGGGGTTATCCGGCATTACCTTTATTCCTCGGACTCGCCGGTTGAAAACAACTCTTCCACCCCGAACATCATGGAGCCTCTACTGCGCCCGGACCTACGATCACCGTAGCGTCGCTCAAGATCACGCCTGCGCTCATCAGTAAGCCGGAAGAAGTCGCGCCAAGTGCTTTCGTCGCTCAAGTCAAACATGCGTATCAAGCCGGTTTCGGCGTCAATGATGTTGATCGTCGCGCCGTTTTCCAGCTGAACGGAAAGGCTCATCATCGGCCGTCCGCCCTGCTGATAGACCCTCGGCACGACCGCAAACTCCATGTTATCCGGCATCCCCCGCGAGCGCAAGGCGCTGCGTCCGGCGGCTTCCAGGGCCTCGCGCGCCGCGCCCGAAATAGTCTCCGGGCCGAACCGCTCCCGGTAGTTGGGTGGGACATACGTCAGGGGAGACTGTTCAGCAGGCAAGCGGGGCGGCTGGCCGGTCCAGCCGGAGGTGGAAAACATGGCTTGCGGCACGGTTGAACGCGAGTAGCCCTCCGCCGCCTGCCTCAGGGCAACCTCCGGGTCAACCCCCGCACGCCGGGCGATCTCCCTTGCCCGGCTCAACACGTTCATGCGAGTGCCTTCGTCCGGGCTGCTGATACCGGCGGCCGACAGGGCGCGGTCAACCGCGCGCCGGGTATCCGCCGCCGCGTTGCCCGAGAGCGAATACCGAGTATCAAAGCCACGCTCAAGCCTCTCCGCCGCATCCGGCTCGATCCGGGGAAGCCTAGCATAAAGACCGGCGACGTTGGTCCCGGTCACGGGAACGCCAAGGCTTTGCGCCGTCCGATACGCGGATTCCAGCGCCGGGTTCGCGGCGAACATGGCGCGGACAGTCGGGTTCGCCTCTCCCATGCCCGGGTTGCTTTGAGTGATGACCCGGATCGCATCCACAAGCCGCGCAATCTGTTCCGGCGAAGTCGCCTGCGCCGCCTCATCGGCGAGAATCTGGATCGGCTGCCGGTTCTGCCGGGCGGCCAGAAACAGGGTCGTCCTATGCCGCGCTTCCTCGGCTGCCGCCTCGCGCAGGCTGCGCGCCTGTTCCGGCGTGGCGTCGGGGGGCACCTCCGCCGACTGCGCCGCCCGCATGCCCTGGATTTCGACAAAGCGCCGCTGATCCCTGACCGAAAGCTCTTCGCCCATCTCAAGCCGGGAAGCGATGCTGTTGAACTCTAGGACATACCTGTTGCTGGCCCGCGCGACCGCGCGCTCCCAGGAACGGGCCAGCATCATCCCCCGAGGGCTGTTCATCCCGCCCGCCGCCGCAATCGCCGCGTCAATCTGCGGCTGCATCCGCGCGGCCTGTTCCCGCGCTTCCTCGGGGGTCATCTGTTGCGCTTCGTCGGAGAACATGCCAATGGCGATGGTAGCCATCTGGAACCGCGCAGCGGCTTCCGCCCGCGCTTCTCCGGCGGCTTGGCGGCGTTCCTGTTCCAGCCCGGCGCGCAAGGCGTTCACGGCAGTCGGCGTCAGCACCCCCTGCCCGCCCAGGTCCCGGAGCGCGGCTTCAGCCCCCCGGAAGTCCCGGCGGCCGATCAGCGCCCGAGCGTAGGACGTGCCGACGCTTTCGCGGAGGTTCCGTTCAATCTGTTGGCGTTCCAGCGTGTCCATCCGCCCCAGAATGCCCGAGAGCCTTTCCATGGCGGAGGTCGTGACAGTGTTGTAGTCCGCGCCGGACGCGACGGCCGCCGCCGCGCGATTGATTTCATCCTGCGCGGACTGCCGCGCCAGTCCGACAACGGCTCGCTCCCGGTTGTCGGCCGCCTGCAAGAGCGTGGAAGTGCGGATGGACTCCGCCCGAGCGGCGAACCGCTCAGCCACCCGGTTGCCGGGGAAGGCGTTGTCCTGCCGCGCCGCTTCCAAGACGCTGTTGAAGGCGTCCGCCACCTGCTGCTGATAATCTTCGGCGGCCGGGTCAAGGTTGCGAACGGCTTCCCCGAGGCGAAGCCGGAAGTCCGCGTCGGCGCGCTGTAGCGAAACCTCGTCCTCCAACTCTCGGACGCGCTGCAACCGCTGCGCCGCCAGATCGGCGAGAGAATCCAGCCCCCGCTTGATGGCAGCGTTCCCCCGCGCCAGCCAATCAGCACCCTTGTCAACCCGGCCGTAGGCCCGACTTGCGTCGCCTACGGCCGAAAGGCTAGGCGGTATGTCCCGGACTGGCCTAGGCATTAGTTAGCCCCCTACTGCCGGAGAAACAGGCTAGCCATGCGAGCGCCGCCTTCCAGAAGCGCACCCGTGTTGCTGCGCCGGGTGCCCGCGCGGATGTTGGCGGCCCGAGTTGTGAGCGCGCCCATCTCGAATCCCAGATCGGTTGCAAGCCGGGATTCGGCACGCGCGCCTTCCAACAGCCCTTCCAGCACCAAGTCCGCGCCATCTTCCAGGCCGCCGGTAGCCGACAGCAGCGAAGTCCGCCGGGCCGTCTCCCGGTCGGTTTCGCGGCGAACGTCACTTCGGCGGCGGGCGTAATCCAGTTGCGCGGCTTCCCGCTGAATGCCGGTGTCAACCAGCGCGACGTTAGCCATCTGATTGTTGCTTGAGATGGTGTGAAGGGTAGACAGCACGGTGAACCCGGTCCCGAGCGCCGTCCAGAAGCCCGACCCCAGCCCCCCAAAAAGGCCCGACACAGAGGAATAGGCGGACCCGACGGCCGATCCGACTGCGGTTATGGCCTCACCAACAAAAGCCATGGCTTGACGCTCCTTCTATTCGCAAGCCCACTGCCACAACCCGTAGCCAAGGTCCCGGAACCCGAGCATAGAAAGAACCCTTGTGAACTGTTCGTTGCTGTTACCTAGCACTTGCGGGGAAGTATAGAACCCCGGCGCGTTGTCATCAAGCCATCTCTTGATCACTGGCCGGTTCGCCCGAATCTCTAATGCATACCGCCGCGCCCCCCACTCCCGGACGGACACGCGGTCAAGGGCCGCCCATACCCAAGGCAAGCTGAACCCGGGCACGGCCGTTCCGATCAGCCCCACCCCCATGATAGCCGCTGGCCTGCCGTTGTCTCTCCGCCGAAGCGTCATAGCCCGGAGTTTCGGGAGCAAGTCAAGGAACTCGGGGCGCTCCAACATGCCGAACCAGTCGGCGGTTTCCTCCGGCCGGACTTCAATATCAACAAAATCGACCGGCTCAGCCGGAACCATGTCAACGCGGGTTTGTCTTGAGATTGACATAAAGACCCACAACCTCCATCGGATACGGCGCTTCGGTTTCGACCAGAATCGAGCCGTCCCCATCCCAGCCGCCGCCAACCGTAACGGTTATGTCCTTATAGGCGGGTGTAGGCGGCGCGTCCATGATGTTCTGCGTGTCGGCGATCACCACGTCCTGCGTGTCAACGCCGCTGCTTACCGAGACTTGGCCCGCCACAGCCGCCCGAAGCCGAAGGGTGGCCCGAGTCGGAACAACCGGCTCCCCCGCATCAGTCGGGACCAAACCGCTACTCAGATGCAGCGGCATCGTCCGGAACTTGGTCTTGTAGGGGAACCCGGCATACAACAGCCCGGAGGATTCCCCAGCCCCGAGAGACGCCTTGATGACCCCGTTGGCTACCAGCTTGAGATTGTCGCCGTCCTGCGTTGCCGCGTGGGTATATGCCCCGGTGCGGCGCTTGAAAGCCAAGGGCCGCAACCGGTTGGGGAACGGCTGCAAGACCACCCCCGAGGCCGGGAGGTCCAGATCGGCCGGAGTCACGTCAACAGTCGGCGTTGCTTCGAAAGCGATGCGGAACGTGCGCGCGGACGGGTTATGGCTCTTGACCACAAACACCTCACGGTCCCCCGCGCCGATGTTGATGATCTTGTTTTCCTTCCGCCAACGGAGGCCGCGAAACTCAATCTTGTCATCGTCGGCCGGAACCGGCGACGTGACGGTGTATTTGAACTCTAGCGCACCGCCAGAAACGTAAGCGTCTTCAATGATGAAATCAGGATCAACACGCTTCCAGGCGTCAACATAAGGAACGGCCTCAACAGCATAAAGCGCCTGATAGATTGGTGTGTTCTCAGTGTGATCCTCAGTCATTTGCTCATCTTGAATACGCTCAAGATAAGTCGTGAGGTTGCCGTTGATATGGCGGCTAACCGCGAGGAACAGCGCATCGGTATAAGAACCGTCCGTTCGCTTCACGGGAACCGTGGTGATATCCAAAATCTTCGGGTGATCCCCTCGGTAAGCGCCGCCCAGCCGGTGACGGTGCGCGCCCATGACTTCCTGGTTGCCCTCAACAGTCCATCCAAACAGAGAGCCGGTTCTATCCAAGGCCCATAGAACCGAGTAAGGGCTTTGCTGGTAGGCCAGCCGCCGGAAGCCCTGAACCCCGAGATGCGGGGCGAGGATGGTAGCGTCTATGGTGTCAAAATCTTGCTCGTTGGTGAACCGAATCTGCCGGATTCTGTAGGCCCCGCGTTCAATAAAGAACACACTGCGGTCAATGCTCTCGGGCTGAATCAACTCACTGCCGCGTCCAGTGATGACGCGAACCGAAGCCTCCGTGGGCGTGAGGATACCCGAGACGCCGGGGACGATCATGTTCTCCGCGCTGTCGCCGCCCACAAGCAGCCCGCCCGCCGAAGAAGCAACCCAGCGAACCGGCGCACCATCCACGCGCCTGGCGATGCTCTTGTCGGCGTTGCTCGCCGCGCTGGCCGCGGGGTCCGGGCTGATAGTCTCGAAGTTGTCGAAGCTGTTTGAAACCGACGAAACCACAAGATCGGGTTCCTCGGCGAACCCACCATACCAAAGCCGCGACTCGTGGAAACAGATCGCCCCACAACCTTGCGACGCCGAAAAAAGCCCAAGCGCCCAATCCGCTTGCGGGGTGGCGGGCAACGCGGGGCCGCCGATCTGAAAGGCTCCCGACACGTTAGCCTGCGTCGGCGAGATGACAGCCGTGATCGTGGTGTAGATCGCCCGTTTGTTCACCGTGTCCCGAACAAAGAACGCGCGCCCAACGTCGGCCGCAATGAACGTCGCCGCGCTCATATTGATAGTAAGCGAAGGCCAAGTGCCGGTGATGCTGCTGACAGTTTTTGAGGAATCGAGGTTTAGCGGCGCGAGGGGAGCGCGGCCGTTCAGGAACGAAACCGGGGCCGTCGTGAACGTGTTGACAGCAGTCCGGGTAAACTTGATCGGCGGCCAGTTTGGATTGACAAGATACAGAACGTCGCCGGTTTGCGCATAAGAAATCTTGTCGATGTTTGTGTAAGAATAAGCCCAAAAAGTTTCAGTGCCGTCCTGTAGATTGAAAACTCTTGCGCCATCGTTTCGAATGACCACGACGTAAACGGTTTCCGTATCGACAACAAACGGGATGACCCGCGCGCTAGTGGAAGCCGGAAGATCGACGTGCCAGCGCGACGGTGGCCGACGAATGACCGTCCCTTGCGGCAGGGGAATGGCGTTCTCTAGGACCTGTAGCGCGCGGCTGTGTTGGTCCAAGTCAAACCGGCCGATCAGCCGGGGGGACCATTCGCCGCCGGGCCAGCCGGTCCTAGCAAGCCAAGAGCGAGGCATTAGGGCAGAGCCTCCGGGTAGCGCAGGTTCCAGCCGCCGCTATACGACTCGCGCGCGCCCAGAACCCGCGAGTTGAATAGCACGGCCTCGGAGGGCTGTTCAAGGCTCCCGGCGCGGCGGGCGGCTTTCAGGGCCATGTCGAACATCTCGGCGCACATGGCCGCCAACTCCCGGTCAGCCGCCAAAGCGAGAGCGAGGTCCTGCGCCATGGACCAACACAGCGCGTCCGTAAACAGGGGGTCGAAATCCGCGACGGCCGTCGTGTCCTTGATGTAGGTCAGGGTGATTGCGTCGTAATCCGAAACTATTCGGTTGCCCATCACGCGGTAAATATCCGGCGACTCGGTAAACACGCGCTTGCCGTAGTCCTTGTCGGAAGAAACCCCGACAACGGTGAGAAAGTCGGCCGGAAGCTGAAAATGATACTTCCAACCAGGGGGCGGTGGCGACGCCAGCGGCGACATTTCCACGCGGGCCATCGCAAACTGCCACCGGTAGCGCCGAAGCAGCGCGGGCCGCTGCATCCGGTAAGCCTGCCTAACCGCGTCGGCCGTGCGCCCCGGGGACGTGTCAGAAATCAGGGGCTGTTCCTTTACCCGGAAGAGCACGGTGTTGTAGATATCCAGCAGCGTCGCCATGCCCAAGCGCCCCTTTCAGCCGGAAAGCGCGGGGGCTGTCGCCAACCCCCGCGCCCCGATTACCTACCTCGCGGCTTCCTCACACGTAGAGGAAGAAGCCACGCAACGTCCCGCCCGCCGAAAACGTGGCGGAAGCCGCCGGGGCGAGCGCGATGCGAACACCGCCATTCGCCCGGATACCGGCCGGAATGTCCGTCGGCGAGGTGTAGAGCATGCCGCGCCCGACACGATCCACCTCATACAGGCCCGTCGCGACGAGGTTGACGCCGCCCGAACCCCACAGGGTGGTGTCCGTGGCCGCGTCCGCCGCCACAAGGTTGCACGCCGTGCCGGTGCCGAAGGCCGTGGTCACCTCGATCACGCCCCGCACAATCCGCGCGTTGAAGGGCATGAGGAAGAGGTTGAGGCGGCTCGCGGTCGTCACGTTCACGCCGCCGGCCGGGACGGTGTAGGCGAAGGTAGCGACCTTCACCACACCGCCGCTCGCGCGGTAGGACACAAGCCCCGGAGCATTCGTCTGTTCCGGGAAGGCATCGGAAAACAGGGTAGCCATTTCTACGTCTCCTTCTCAGGATCAGGCGAGCTTCTTGGCGTGAATGCGGACAACGCGGACATCCTCCGTCCGAACCGCGCCCCAGGCCCCCATGATATAAGCCTGCCACGGGATGGTGCGCAGATCGTTGCGACGGCTGATATCCACACTCGGCTCCTGCGCGACGCCGAACTCAATGGCGTCATTCCGGAACATGAAGACCCGGTTGGCCGCGTTGCCCGAGTCATAGCCCGCGTCCGTGATATCTGGCAGAAGCTCAGTCCGGATGAACGTCATGCCCATCAGGTTCTGAACGCTGCCAGTCTCAAGCGCGCGCAGGGTGTTGTAGTCGGCGCTGGTGATCCGGTTGTCCTCAAGCAGCGAGCGCCAAGCGTTGGCGTTCAGCAGCACAACCACCGGATCATCCGCGTTTTCCTGCGCCTCGGCCGCGAGCAGCTTCTCCTTCGCGCGCAGCAGGTTATACATGTCCAGCGGAACCGGGGTGCTGGACGAGTTCACGCTGAAAATGCGCTGCGCGTTCGGGAAATTGACCGTGGTCGATCCGGTCTTGCCCTCCTGAACCGAAGCATCAAGCGCGTTGATGATCGTGGTGTCAATCGCGCGCCCGATGGTAGCGGCCAGCCGCCGGGTGTAGGGGGACTCGAACGAAACAAGGTTACGCACCTTGTCGTAGGAATCCAGCAGCGCCACGGAGTCGTAAGCCTTGACGTAACCCCACCGGCGAGTGTGCTCGATCTCGTTCAGCGGCATAGCCGCGAAACGGTTGGTGATCTCCTGGTAGGGAGCGCCCGCAAGACGCTCAACAGTCCAAGCCTCGCCCCGGACGGTTTCCGTGCGCACCGCGCCTCGCACGCGGCTCATCTGCTGCTCGGCCAGCATCAGCACCGTGACGCCGAACTGCTGAACAAAGCTGCGTTCAATCGTCTGCGACATTTCTTAGCTCCTTAGCAACGTGTTCAACCCGCGCCGCTCGCGAGCTTCGCAGTTGCTACGGTGTCCGCCCCTGCCGGTCGCATCCGACCGCACTTTTCTTGCGACGGCCGGGTAGCCCAGAGCCGATGACGGGCGCAGAACTAGCCTTGACCCTTTGCGGCAGGGTGTATCTACCCATGCCGCAAAGGACTGTCAACAGGTTTTTTTCACTCGCCGACGGCGCGCTTGAACAGCTCGGCCGCCCGGCGCTGAAGGGCCGCCGATTCCTCCCGCCGCCCGGCCCGGTGAGCCTGGAACGCCTGTTCCATCAGCCGCTTGGCCTCGGCCCGCGCTTCCACCGGATCGGCGGGGAGCATCGGCCCCTGCCCGCCGGTCGGGCCAGTCTCGGCGGGATACATCGCCTTCGCCACCGCGACCATGGCCTTGACGAAAGCGGGGTTCGCCCCGAGGCCCGCCTCGGCGACGGCCTCTTGCAGCCCGAGAGCCGCCACCGCCCGCTTCGCAGCGGCGATGTTGGGGTCATACTGCGGCCCCCATTCGAGCCGGAGCGACGCCTCGGCCTGTCGGACGTTTTCGACAAACGCCTCGCGCATCTCGGCCGTCTTGCTGACATAAGCCTCATAGACGGCCTGCGCCTGTTCAGGAAGCAGCCCGGCCTTGGCGGCAACCTCACGATACCAGTCAAGCGCGCCGCCAAGCGCAAGCTCCTCGGGCACCCCCTCGGGCGGGGTGAACTGGTAGGCGTCCGGCTTCTCAGGTGCGCCCAGTTTTCGGAGCGCCGCCATCCGGTCGTCCGCCCCAACCTTGATAACTTGGTCGGGCGAAGCGCCAATCAGCTTCACCGCGTTGCGGTAAGCCTCGGCGAAATCCTCAAGCCGCCCATCGCGGAACTTGGCGATGTTCGGATCGGCGCGCACCGACTCGGGCAGCGCCTGCCACCACTCGGCCGCCGGGGCGGCCGGGGTGGTGGGGGCGGCCGGGGCGGCCGGGGTGGTGGGGGCGGCCGGGGCGGCCGGGGCCGAAGTCGGCCCCGGATCAATCAGGCCGCCGGGGTTGACGGTTGCAGTTTCACTCATGTTCCCTACTCCTATCCTTTGTGAATGGCGTGCTCATCGCTGCGCGCCCTGCGACGAGACAAAAACAGTGTCGAAACTGTCCGGGAACCCGTAGCGTGTCCGCGGTATCTGTTCCTGCCCGTTGACAACAAAGTAATAACGCCGCGCGCCACCGCGCTCAGGC